GTCTACTATGATTTTGAAGAGGGCCACGGTGGCGGGATCGTGGACATCGTGCGCCGGTACGGACGGCAGACGATAACCGGATCAGTGGCCGAGACCCTGCAACGTGAGTTCGGCATCAACAAGCAAACCGCTGACGCGATGCAACCGGCCAAATATATCGAGAAAATTTACGAATACTACGACAGCGATGGCGATCTGCGCTATCAGGTGTTGCGGTATCATCCAAAGACATTCCGCCAGAGACGGCCAGACGGCAACGGCGGCTGGATTTACAATATGGTCGGCGTGGAGGCGCTTCCCTTCAATTTGGTAGGCATTCTGGCGGAGCCAGACGCGCCGGTCTTCATTGTGGAAGGCGAGAAGGCGGCTGAGCGGCTCATTAAATTGGGGTTGGTCGCCACGACCTCCCACGGCGGGGCCGGTAAATGGTCAGACGCATTGGCGCAATATTTTGAGGGCCGCAACGTGGTCGTCATGCCCGATAACGATAACGCCGGCAAGAGACACGCAGATCAGGTGGTGAGAGCGCTGTGGGGCAGGGCGAGGGCGATCAAGCGCGTTGAGCTTGACGGCCTGCCGGAGAAGGGCGATGTCGTGGACTATCTGTTCAAGGGTGGCACGGTGCAGAGCCTGATGGAGGCGGTTAAGGCGACACCGGCGCTGGATAGCGTTCCGGAGGAGCTAGAGGCGGCTGACGAGGCTCTGGAGGCGGAGATCGAGGGCGATAATGCGCTCAAACCGTATGCGTTGCTCGATCAGGACGATGTGTGGTCTATGCCTCCGGTTGAGTTTCTGGTTGACGGGCTTGTCCCTGAGCGCAGTTTCGCGATGGTTTATGGACAGCCGGGCGCCGGTAAGTCGTTTCTCGCCATCGATATGGCGCTCAGCGTGGCGCACGGCGTTGACTGGCAGGGCAAGAAGGTGAAGCAAGGTCCGGTGCTTTATATAGCGGGCGAGGGCTTGGGTGGCTTTGGCAAGCGCTGGAAGGCGTGGTCGAAGCATCACAAGCTGGAGCAAAAGCCGGACTTCTACCTGCTACCGACAGCGGTCAATATGATGGATGAGCAGGACGTGGCGCGGCTGTGCCTCACGGTGGAGGAGATGGGCCGAGAGTGGGCGCTGGTGATCGTTGACACCGTGGCGAGGGCCATAGCTGGGGCCGATGAGAACCAAGCTCAAGCAGTAGGATTATTCGTTCAGGCGTGTGACAGGGTGCGTGAGGCGGCTGGTGGCACGATGCTGGCGGTACACCATAGCGGCAAGGATTCAAGTAGGGGCGCCAGAGGCTCAAATGCGCTTCTGGGGGCGCTGGACACCAGCATAATGGTGGGCAAGCTCGATGACGTGGTCACGATCAAGGTGGAGAAACAGAAAGACGCGGAACCGATTGACGAGATGAACTTCAATATGGTTGCGATCCAAGTCGGCGTCACCGACACGTCTGTGGTGCTGGAGCGCACGGACGCACCGGCGATGGCGCCGAAGCGCAAGAAGCCGCCGTCAGCGAGCCAGAACAGGGCGCTCAAGTCGCTCCAAAACCTGTGTGCTGAGCGTGGTGTCAGGGTGCCAATTACCGAGTGGCACAAGGCGCATGAGCGCGATTGCCCCGACACACACAAGTCAACACGCAAGACGGCGCGTGATGCGCTGGTGGATGGCGGTTTTGTGGTGATTTCGGACGGTGTTTGCTGGATAAACAACGACTTAGCTGAGCTATGAGGGGTGGCGGGCTGGTATATACCACCGGTCCGGAATTTGTTCTAGTTTGGATTTTTGGGTTATGGGGAAAAGTAGAACGCGGTACGGGAAAATGTCTGAGACGCCTATCGTTATAAAACAGATATTTAGCACAACAATTTCCGGACCAGCCGTACCGGTACGGCGTTCCCGTACTGGTACGGTACGGTACGGTAACCCTAAGGGTACCGTACCGCCGTACCGAGCGGACCAGTGCTTACAGGGAGAAGTGTTATGGCAGTGAGAAAGAGACCAAGAAAACCAGCCAAGGGATTGGAGGCTAGGTTCTATCCGAATGAGCGAGACGCGAGAAAGTGTCAGGAGGCATTGATTGAGTACGACAGGGTCGTGCGGGCCATTGAGGCGAAATGGGGCATCGATAGGTTGCCCGATTTGGTTGATGCAGAGATGCGGCAGAGATGGTGGATGCAATGGGACAGATTGAATGCGGCTATAGAGAGGGGATCAGGGCCGGACGTTGAGCATGCGGTGGAGGTCACGATCAGGGCATGCGGCGTATTGGAGGCTCGCGCTCTGGAGCTTGGCGCGAAGCCGCTCACCGGTGATAGGTGGGAGGCAGAGATGCCGGACGGCGGTGTGCTGGCGATTGTCAGGGATAAGGCCGAGGCGGCTAATGTGCAAAAGGAGGGGCGATATGATGCCGTGTACTCGGTGGCAGAGGTCGGGCGCATCATTCAACAATGGCGAGCAGGCGAGGCCGGTAGGCTGGCTGAGAGCGTTAAGGACGTGTTCGCTGGCGCCGAGATAGTGGAGATCAAGCGGCGCGAGCCAACTGAGGGTGAGCGTGTGCTGAATGACGAGATACCGTTTTAATGGAGGGTAGGCGGAATGGAGGTAACGATGGATGACAGGGATGTCGTGTACAAGGATCGGCAGTATGTGCTGATCGGCGGCGAGGGGTGGATCGATGTGCGCGAGCTTACGGTGCGGATCGTGAAGACGGACGAGGGTGTTGTCGTGGAGGTGTGGCCGATAGAGACCGAGGGCTTGAGTGCGGAGCGGCCTCTGGGTAGAGTTAGTGTGAAGCAACCGACAGAGGTGCGGCGCACTGGTCCGAAGCCGAAGATCAACATCGTGACAAAGAGCAACAAGCAGTGATAGAAGCAGGTGACGGCAAGATGGCGGCTTTGGAGGCGTTAGGGCTTTGCCCGCGTTGCCAGAGCGGCTTCTTGCGCTCAAGGGACCGTGGTCACAAGGTGGAGAGCGTCTGCGGTGTGTGCGGAATCAAGATCATCGAGGTGAAGGAGCAAAAGCGTGAAGAGGGATGAGGTTTTGGATGAGGCGAAGCAATGCGTGATGAAGGATCGCGCGGCAACGCACGGCAATATGGAGGATAACTTTATGCTGATTGCGCGTTACTGGTCGAACCATCTGGACGCGCAGATCACGCCTTCGGACGTTGGGATCATGATGACGTTGCTGAAGATAGCGCGGGCGAAAGGCAACCCGCATTACGAGGACAATTATGTTGACGGCGCCGGTTATCTTGCGTGTGCCGCAGAATGTGTGGATGTGAATGGCTGAGATTGTGAAATTCGAGCGCAATGAGTTTGTCCGGTTCTTCAAGGACTATGTTGAATGCGCTCACTGCGAACAGCAGACACGCGGAAGGGTCTATGAAGAGAGCCAGCAAATCACATGCAGTGTGTGTGATGGCGTGTTGCTGGAGATAGACGATGAGCCGCACATAATCTTGACGCTTGAGGAGGATTGGGATGGTAGCGCATAAACTGCCAGAGGAGATGTTTCAGGCGTTCTTGGAGCGTGTGGCATCTGGTGAGGCTGTGACGCATGTGTGCCGTGATCCGAAGATGCCGAGCTGGGGCAGTATCAGCAACAAGATAGCGTCTGATCCAGCGTTTGAGGCGGCGTACAGGCTGGCTCTGGAGTTCAGGGGTATGGTACTGGCTGACGAGCTTGATGACATCAAGCGTGAGGCTAGGACGGGGATGATCGATCCACAGAGCGGAAGGTTAGCGGCTGACATCCTGAAGTGGCAAGCGGCGAGAATGACGCCGAAGGTGTACGGCGACAGAGCGCATATGACGGTTGAGACAAAGGGCGGAAGCTTTATTGAAGAGCTGAAGCGTGTCGAGGATGCGGTCAAGGCGAAAGCGGAACAGGTGCTGTTGGAGAGCAGAGACACAGAACCTGATACACTACGCGCGCGCGATGACGTTGTTAACCAAGATCAGGTTAACATTGGTGTCCCAAAGGCGACATAATGATAGAGATATATTGTTCCACAGCTAAGTCATTGTTTTTATTACACCGCGTTCACGCATAATGGACGTTATGCGACAAAACGTGAAACATTCCCGTGAAACAATGACCCCCTCCCCTAAATCACACGGGCGGGGCGCGAATAAAAAAATACCCCCCTCTCGAAATCCCTAGCCCACGGAACCGCCTATGACCCAATCCCCCTTATCCGCAGACACTATCGCGATTTTGCGCGATGACCCCGCCCTCTTCGTTGAGACGGTCCTACAGGCCACGCCGCAGAAATGGCAGAAGAAGGCGCTGGACGCGATTGCGGCGCATGACCGCGTGGCTGTTAAGTCCGGTCACGGT